ATGAAAAAAACAATTATATCGTTGGGTCTTGCCGCTGTTGCCACCGGATGCGGTGGTGGAGAGAGCAAGTCACAATCAAACAGTCAAGTCACACCAACTCCAGTTCCTGTTCAACAAGCGCTAGAAACGGGCAATGCCCTATTGGTTTCTGACCCAAATGACTTCATTCGTGAAAGCCGTCAAGTTGTTGAGGCGCACAAGAAACAGTCGAATGCGATCAAATCTGCGATAGCAAAAAATCTTTCGGGTCTTTACTGGGATCCGACGCATGATGCCGCGATTTTTGCTCCTACCTATGGATTCAACGACACCATATTGATGACCAATAAAGCGATGGCGAGTGGCTACAAAGACCAAGCGTTGTCGATTGGTATTGCTGGTGAGCAAACTAATGGCCAGCGTTATGCTGTTTTAGGCAGTAACCCATTTCGAACCGCACAACGTTTTCCTGATTCTTCTAATGCGGCAATGACTCAATGGTTAAAAAACCTCGTTACTTGGTTGTCAGGTGGAGCTACTTCAAACGTCGTCATCGCGCAAATGGATCAGTCTTATTACTTTCCTGATGAGCAAGCGACGCGCAGTTGGTTAAACAACAATATTTCACCAGACCTGACATTTAATGAAGCTAACCTGTGCGACGGTTCAAAATTACTTAGCTGCTTAAAAGCCGATAAGCCGAACCTGTTGATTCTGTCACAACATTTGCTGTCAGGAGATGCCAACCAACAGGTATTAGATGCGCTGGCTTATGCCGAGCAAGCTAAAATTCCGGTTCTATATCTGCATTGGGACGGTGGGTTGACCGATCTTGGCCGAGACATTTTGGCAAAATTCCATGTTGACTACGTGGGGGACAACTATTGGCGTAAGTTAGGTTTGGTCGATTGGGCACCTTCATCACTGATGAACTTTGTGCCCGATTCTGTCATCACGCAACAAGCGTTGTTATCCCGTTTCGAAACTCAAAACTTCAATGTTGATTTGTCCCAATGTGATGATAAATCATGTCCAGAAGCTGCGAACATGGACAGTCAGTTTTACGACGCTGCCAACAGCATTCGCCAATGGCTGAAATCACTTGATGAGCAAAAAATCTCGTTGTTTGAACAAGATGGTTATCAATACGAAAAGCTGATGGTGTTATTGGCGGATCATTATCGTCAAACGGCCTCCTTTCCAATGGATAAGCAGTCTACGGGGACGACTGAATTTTTGAAATCGTATTTCGCGGACTACGTTCAATACAACAGTCGTCGCATCAACCCAAAACAACCAAATATGGGAAACTTCAGCCGCAGTGAATTTGGGGCCGATGTAAAGAGAATTGATACTACGGTGAATATGGAGTCTAAACGCAACTTCCGTTCGGCAGGAGTGTATGCGCTGCCAGGTGAGACTTTCACGGTAACGCGTAAAGACAACAATGATGTGACCACAAAAATTGTCATCAATAGCTTAAGAAGTGGAGCGACCCATGAGTTCAGTAAAGACGGTTATACTCGACCTAAACTGCTGACTTCATTTGCTTACGAAGTTAAAGCGGGTGAAACCATCACGCTGACTTCTCCTTATGGCGGCCCAGTACAGGTTCACTTTGACAAAAATGATATTCCGGTTGAACTGAGATTTAACCATGTGGCACAGCATCCTGTATGGAGAAGTGAGAAGGACAACGACACCTTTATCCAGCAGCTAGAAGCCAATTTGTTTGATTGGGCCGAGCTGATCACTCCTGGGTTTGAAGTGCACTCAAAGCGTGACAAGATGTTAGAGTCGGTCAACGATGAAATGTGGTCTACCCCTGCGGAAATGGCGCTTGCAACAGAAGAATATGTTCATAACTACCCGCATGTTCTGGCTGGTTTCCAAGGGCCGGGTATAGACGAAGTACCTGAAATTATTCAATACGCTCAAAACCAAGGCTGGGAAATTGCCAATATTGATATGGTTAAGCACATGAATGCTGACCAAGCCACTTGTGGTTATGGCTGCTCTGGTAACCCGTACGATGCTTATTGGGCCTTCAGTCCTTTAGGTCACGGTGATTTGCATGAACTAGGTCACGGTTTAGAGAAAGGACGATTCCGATTCGCGGGTTGGGAAGGGCATTCGACGACCAACTACTACTCCTACTACAGCAAGTCTCGTTTCTTCCAAAATACGGGTAAGGAATCAACCTGCCAAAGCTTGGATTTCAAAGGTCAGTTTGAACTGTTGCAAACCAGTCGAAAACAAAGCGATCCAAATGCTTATATGGCGGAGCAAAACCAAACGGGTTGGAGCTGGGGTGCTCGAGTTTACATTCAAATGATGATGGCAACTCAGCACGAAGGTGTGCTTAAAAATGGTTGGCATTTACTGGCGCGACTTCATCTTATTGAGCGTGAGTTTAATCGTTTGAAAGCAGATGAGGCACTGTGGAATGCGAAACAATCAAGCATTGGCTTCTCGATGTATACCAAAGATGAAGCGAACAGCATCTCAAACAATGACTGGTTGCTCATTGCCCTAAGTTACGTGGCTCAGCGAGATATGACTAACTATCTCGACATGTGGGGATTTTCGTTCTCAGAAAAAGCGAAGCAACAAGTTGTTGCGTTGAATCTGACGCCGATGCCTCTCACTTACTTTGCAAGCAGCAATACCGGTTACTGTCTGAACGAATTCGCTCAAACGCCAGTAAGTATTGATGGTCAAACGGTTTGGCCGCTGAACTAGCTGAGTAGAAAATAACGTGCATGAAAAAGGGAGACTGAGTCTCCCTTTTTACTAGATTTACCTTAGCGTTGAGTCACGGTTATTGCTTTGCAATGTATTACTTGAATGTCGACCAGATTGGCGCGTGGTCTGAAGGCTTTTCAATACCGCGTAATTCATAATCGATACCCGACTCAATACATTTTTGCGCGAGAGAAGGAGTCGCCAAAATCACATCAATTCGTAGGCCTCGGTTGTCATCAAAGCCGCGAGATCGGTAGTCAAACCACGAGAAGCGATCGTTCACTTCTGGGTAGAGCTTACGGAAAGTATCTTCAAAGCCCCAATCTAACAACGTTTTCAGCCATTCACGTTCTTCTGGTTGGAAAGAGCATTTACCCGTTTTCAACCAACGCTTACGGTTCGGTTCTCCGATACCGATATCTGAATCGATAGGGCTGATGTTGATATCACCCATAACAATCAACTGTTCATCGTTGCTGTGATGATCGTTTAGATACGTCATTAGATCTTTGTAGAACTGGCGCTTGTATGGGAATTTCGTTTCGTGGCTAATGTTGTCCCCTTGAGGGAAGTAGCCATTAAGCACCGTTACTTTTTCACCATTTTCGTCTTCAAACATCGCCATGATCATGCGCTTTTGGTGCTCTTCGTTATCCGTTGGAAAACCTTTTTGTACGCGGATTGGCTCTTGCTTACAAAGCATCGCTACGCCGTAATGCGCCTTCTGGCCATGAAAATACACTTTGTAACCCATGGCTTCGACATCTTCAATCGGGAACGCTTCATCATGCACTTTAATCTCTTGAAGACCAATAACGTCAGGCTGGTGTTTATCGATTAGCGCTTGGAGTTGGTGCAGTCGAGCACGTAGTCCATTGATGTTAAAGCTGATTACTTTCATATGTATTTAAACCTATTGTTATCCCTTGTAACGCCTTATGGCTAAAGGATTTTTGAAAACTAATAAAATGTATGTTGATGGATAATGGCGAGGTTTGTTGAGCAACGCCGCCATTTTGTCGCCACTTTTATCGCTATACTTTAAGGCCGCTGATAGGGTTGAAATTGACTACCGACGAAAGGTGATCTGGCGAAAAATGGGCGTAAACCATCGTTTGTTCAATTTTGACATGGCCTAGTGCCGCTTTCAAATCGAGGATGTTGCCGCCATTACGCATGAAAGCCGTGGCGAAAGTATGGCGCAGAACGTGAGTAGCTTGTCCATCTGGTAACTCGGGCAAAGCTTTATCAATCCACTTATGAGCCACACCATAACCACACGTGAATAATCGGCCACTGGATGTGGGGCTAAGCTCTGCAAATAGCTCTTCAGAGATTGGGATAGTGCGGTTCCGCTTACCCTTGGTGTTTACAAATGTAATCTTATTGCCGAACACATGCTCACCGCGCAGCAAAACCGCTTCATTGATACGAGCACCAGTGGCCAAACAGATTTTATAAATCAAACGCAGCTGGTCATGAATCCAGCTTTGCTTAATCGTTTCAAAAAGACGGATGATTTGCTCTTCTCTTAAAAACGTCAGTTCAGACTGAGCCTTTTTGACTGGCTCGATACCTGTTACCGGGTTCGGGTTTCGCCACTCATTGAGTGCTATCAAGCGATTGAACATTGATTTCAACAGCGCAATATCACCATTGTTGGAGCTGATCGCCATTTCCCTGTTTTCACGACCACGACCTTTATTGACACGAGCAGCCCGATAATGGGCGAGGTCATTAGAAGTCAGTAAAGACGCAATCGGATTATTTAGCTCAGTGGCAGTCAGCATCATGCGGTATCTTGAACGCTCACCGGATTTCAGGTTCTTACCATGCAGTTGGTACCACAGTTCAATCACATCGGTTAAACGGCGGTGATCGGGTTTGTCACCAAGCCATGGCTTGTCGTTAACTTCGCGCATGGTGAACTGTTCAAAGGAAACCGCTTCACCCTTAGTGGCAAAGCGTTTGCGAATGCGCTTACCAGCTCGGCCTTGTGGGTAGCACTCACAAAGCCAAGGTTTTTTGTTGCCGTCATCTAATTTTCTAACAGACATTATTCATTAACGGTATTATCTGATTGTGGAGTCGTTGCAGTGTAGCCTTGAAGTTCGTGCGTTTTCTGCTGAGGGAATGCGAATTTAAGTAAACCTTGGTTGACCAATGGTTTTAGATAGTTTTGCCTCAAGGCATCGGGGTTACGGCCTAACAACGCTGCAAGTGCTTTTAACGAAATATACTGTTCGTGACAAAGTACAAAAATAAGAATGTTCAATGCTCCTTTTGGAACGCGAGTTTTATTGCGAACATCTTCAGTAATCTGTTCTAGCGATTGTCTAAAGTTCTCTTCAAGGGCCTCTATATTGTCGATAATTGGTAGGTCCAGTCCATCAATTAGTCGTCTGCCTTCTTTATCCCTGCATTCATAAGAATAGCCTTTAGTCGGTCTATTGATAGCTTTAAGGAAGTCGCTTTTTAGCTTCGAGTACTCGGAGCTGACCTCCGAGTATATGGAGCTACTATTCGGAGCGGAGAAATGATCATCATTAATTGAACCATTTTTAAACACTTCATCGACGGTTGATACTTTAACTCCAGGGAGAGTACAAAATTTTTCTTTGTGGGAACCGTTGGCTATGAGCATTTCAGCGTTTTCAAGTTTTTGAAAAGCTAACGTTACAGCACGAGATGGTTCGTCAGTAATTTGCATGATGCGTTCGTGGTTTACCCATCTGTCTACATCAGCAGTTATTAGGATTAACCTTTCAAGTTCATTGAGGTTGCTGAACTTGTCTTTGAAAGTAGATTCTAGACGATTGATGGTATCACTAGGTACCAAGCTAACCATCTTGAGCTCTAACACGGTTTGTTCGAAAATCTCACCATGTCGTTCTACGGTATTTTCATACAACTTAGGTTTTTGCCAATGTTGCGTGCTCCAGTTGGAGAAGATTTGATTTACACCGGAACCCATCCTTTCACTCAGTCCAACCATTCTGAAAATATCGTGAATAGCTGCATTTCGACAATCACTGTCCCCGCCAATCATTGCTTGTTCTGGAGGGATTCGCATCAATCCAGGGTTAAGGAAGCCAAACATATCTGGTCGTTTTACCACGATAATTGGCTTTGGTGACGAAAAATCAGCATGAGCTAATGTGTTGACTAAGGCTTCTCGAATAGCCTCATGGATAGGGGTGAAATCAGAGCGTTGATCGGAATCTAGCTTAAAAGGTACTTTTAAATCTGTCGTGAGCTTTTTGTATACGATTAAATAGAAGTCATAAAGGTTGCCTGACCAAGTACCATCGAGTGTTACGCGATCAATGTATCGTGAGGAACGAGAGGCATTTTCTCGCTCAATATAATCTAGGTGATAATGGCTAATGTGGTCTTTTATCGCGATGTCCTGCCCAAACATCAAAAGTCCTGCAAGTGTCAGGCCTTCTTCGTTTGTGTTTCGGTCACGCTTCCATGCTCCTATACGGATAAGGAAATTACGGTCATCTAAATCATTAAATCGGTGTTCTGGTGAGCGAGCTTGGAAGTGCTGGCGGTATTTTTTTAGTGTGGAAAGGTCAAGGTCTTCCATACCGAAGTTGGCCAACACTAATGAATCTCTTGGTTCCGTTCCTTTTTCTGCAAACATGTGCTGTAGAGCTGCTTCAGATGCATGGTTATCACCTTCGTGGCCACGCATGTAAGTACCAGTTTTAGGGTTGTTCTTAATGAATACTGGTTTTTGTTTTCGATTGGCTCTTGGAACTGTAACTCTAATGATTGTTTTGCCATTAGCGTTAAGCTCTTGAACGTATTTATCAGGGTCGCCTTCAAACAAATTAACACTGACACATTGTGGGTTGCTAAGGTTGTTGAAGATGTCTTTCTTAATTTTCTCAGCGTCATCAACACCAGTTACGTCAAAAGTGCCGTCATCATTCTCGGTAATTCCTAAAAATAAAGTGCCGCCATACGTATTAGCAAAGGCGCTGTATGTAGACCACATATCTTTTGGTGCGGCAGATTTAGCGCGTTTGCACTCGATATCACTGCTTTCTTTAAGGTCGGCAATGATCATTTGCCAATCTTCTAAATGACCCATTAAAACCCCCTAACTTCCACTTTAATTCAACGCGTCACCTTGGGTGGCAATACATTTGCGAATGCGTTTACCCGCTTGGCCCTGTGGGTAACACTCACAAAGCCAAGGTTTTTTGTCGCCGTCATCTAATTTTCTAACAGACATAAATCAGCTTTCTATAGCTCGGTATAAATCGCCACTGGTTCTATTACGATTTCGTTGTGCTCTAAGCCATAAGTGAATTTGCTGATGCCAATCATGGCTGCGGATAGGGCCCTCATTCTAGATTTCATATCAGGTATACCTGAAACTGTGGCTAGAGGATGGCTCTCTTGGAAAGGGTCATCAGAGCACTTGTGGCTGATAACTCCAAGTACAACAAAATCTTTTTGTGTCAGTCGTGAGTACTTTTTGATGATTGATTTTAACGGTTCTCTTAGATGGTCTCTGTCTAGATAAGATGAGAAAAGAGTGTTGTGTACTAACTGATGAAATTGGAGCGCATCATTTTGGCCAAGCTCAAGCAACTCGATTATTGATCTTTGAAACAGCTTAGGTTGTCTCAAATTGGCATCAAGCGCCATTTTTTCAATGTTATTGTCTCTAAAAAACTCTTTAGATACAGCTGAATCTTTGTCTTTAATGTTTGAGTTGGCATGTTTGTGCTCGAGTATTGTCAACTCGTTTTGCATTTGTGAGATGAGTATATTTTCACCCATACGGTTAAAGTCTCTAAAGATGTCAATTACTTCTTGTGTATCCGCAATGAGCATTTGGGCCTTGATCTTGACGAAGGAGTAATCGGAAGTTGAGGAGAGGATATCCTCTGTAGAGGCCAGTGAAGTTATGTCAAGAAGCTTGTTTTCTTCTTCTAATTTTTTTTCAAACAGGTTGAATGAATAATCGTGAAGGAATTTCTTCGTTGTTGAAGAGGACGTTTCTCTGATGACATCCGCAATGATTTTGCCAGATGCTAGTTTACCTTTTTGTGTTTCTTGATCGGTATGCTCTAGATGCTGTTCATTGAGGACGTATTCAGTAACGCCTTCGAAGAGTTGAGAGGAGAAAGAGTAGAGTTTTGGTTCATCCAAATAGATAAAGTTTTTAATCATTTCCCTAGCCTAGTTTTATCTTTATGCCGTTTTAGCGCTGCAGATAAGCGCTCTTTTTTAGATTCGTTAAAAGCGTCGATAGAGTATTTGCGTTTGGTATCGATAAATGTCCAAACGGAAAACGTGACAGTCAAGATTACCGCGATGATGCCGATTGCACTGATAAGGATACTCAACATGTAACTTCTCCACCTGTTTGCTCGTGCTGTTCAGATTTTGCTTTTGAACTGAGTCTAAAGAAAATGACAAAGCAGAGTATAAATGAACAAGCTGCGAGAACCATAGACGAGTTGGTTAAATGTTCGACATTGATACCTTTAACACCAGATTCGAGCATCAATAATAAACACGTCAGCGCTCCGTAAAAAAAGATGGCGACAATCGACCCCGCGTTACTCATTGTTTTCCAGGTTTGATCGCCTGACATATGTTCCAATTCATTGAAAATGGAAATGTGTAGTACAAAACCTACAGCGATAAAGTCTGCCGCGTTGAGTGGTTTAACCGTTTCCATAAACGAACAAAAGAACAAACGTAACCCGATAGGGATTAGTCCAATAATTACGGTATACCAAAGCCATTTCGTTAACTTCGACACCTCAGGTGATTTGTTTTTAGTCATTTTGAATTGTCCTAGCCGTTTTCTATCAGTAACTACTTACAATTAAAATGTTGGTCAGTTGGCGATCCCAACCAAAGTGTCATAAAAATCACCTTCCACTGTTAAGGTATTACCATCAAGTGCAAGCTGCTTGTCGTAGCCTTTTGATGAAACAAGCACAAGGTTATAGCTAAGCGTTAGCTGTTTAGCTTCTTTATCGTTTTCGATGACTTCTACATCAAGACGAGTCTTATGCTTATTTGAGATAACGTAATGTTGACCATTCATGTCTGCGGTTGCTTCTAGGTCTAAGTTATTTCTCATGTTGTTGGTCAGCTGTTGACCATTTAAAAGCGCTGATAGAGATTTGGAGTTGAAAGTGTATTGGATGCAACTTTGTTCATCGCTAGTGCAGTTATAGATAGTCGCTGCTGGATGATTATTTTTAGTGAAACCATCGCCAACAAATATCACGTTCATGTCGTCTTGCGCGTAACTGAATGCCGTACACAGTCCAAGAATTAAGCCAATTGCATATTTCATAATCTTTCCCTAGCCAATTTTTATTATTTAAGTTTTGTTTCTAACACTACCTTGCCGATTACCTCGATATCACCGTCTTGAACTTCAATCGTTTGTCCGTCGAAAGCGATGGCGAGTTTACCGGGTAGGCGTTGAACCTGGTTGATTGAGTATCGGCCGTCGATGCCAATGAGGTAATTACCGTTCATTGCGTCGTTCTCTTTCTTATCGACCAATACAACACTTTGGTTGGTTTCAATTTCAATAAGCTCTGCATTCTCTAAGCCAAAACCATTAATGCGACGAACTGGATAAGGCACTTCGCCTGTATCTAGCAGCTTTCCATTGGTTAAGCAGAAGCTTTTGATGATGACCGAGCCGTGCTGCGGGTTTCCCAAACGCTCAGCGCTATGATAAGTGGCCGCTTTCTCTGATGTGCCACTGCTTCTTACGTTCTTTCGGTCTTCGGGCTTTAACGCCAACTCTTCAATAGGAACACCCAAAGCAAGATGAAGCCGAACCATAAGCTCGTGAGATGTCCTTTCATGTGTATTCCAAGCACTAAATGTAGCTTTGGGTACATCAAAGCGTTCCGACATCTCTAAAAGTGTTTTGCATCCAGTGACTTCTTTTAATTTATCTGTAAAAGCTTCACCTTTCAGGTAATCGAATGGTGGAATCTTGTCCATATATGTAGACCTAAACCATGTTTTTATTCTAAATCCACTTTTATGTCTTTACATGGACACTAAAGTGGATCTAAGATTGTCGCATCTCATGATTAGTGCGAATAATCGTGAGTACAGTGAAATGTCATTAAATCAACTAAGTAGGATACCACCATGTTGTCATACAACCCAGTATTACCCGTGCCATTTGTGACGTTTGAAGAATACTCGCGCATCACAGGCCTTAAGCTGGAAACGATTCGAGACTACGTGCGTAAAGGCCGAATCATCATCCAAGAAAAAAGAGCCCCAAAAGAAAAGCCGCTGGTAAACCTCATTGCAATGAATGAGATAGCCGCTCGTGAAGCGCTTGCAAAGTTAGGGTAAGCCATGCGCGTTTCCTCCCTGATTCCAACTAAAACTTACTGCCCGCTTTGGCTTCATTTGTTTGCCTGGGCAGTCATTTGCATTCCAACGTTGCTATAAGGATTGTCAAACATGGACGCAAACATCGCCATGTGCAGATTACGTGAGGCCAAACAAAACGCGTTTGACGAGGCGTGCTGCGCATTTGCAACCAATCACAACATGGCAGGACTCGCCAGAAAGATGGACATGGGCGAAACCATGCTGCGCAACAAGCTCAACCCAGAGCAGCCGCACAAGCTATACGCCATCGAGTTAGCCTGGTTGTGTTACCACTCCGGCGACTACTCAATCCACAACGTTCTTTATAGCAACTTGGGCACCGTGACCGTGGCACTGCCACAGGAATCAGAACAGAAAAACTTCATTGAGCGCACATTGCTAAACAACGCGCTAAGCGGCGAGCTTTCTGGCGATGCAATGCAAATGTGCACCGCAGAGCGCCTGCCGCGTTCAACCAAAAACAAGACACTCGCCAAAGCGCATGCCGCACTCGGCAACCTTGTTTTGATGATTTCCGATTTAGAGAACCGTACCACCGGCTTACAGCCACTCATGCAAATGGGCACAGATTTCCTAGCCAACGGTGCGCCACTTCCGGGCTTAGCTTAAGGAGAACCAATGAGTCAGTTAGCTATTCAACAAGAACAATTACAACAAGTACCCAACGCCAGCGAAAGCATTGCAGCGTGCAAAGCGCTTTTCAACGGTTCCGCTACACGCGGCAAGTTGAGAAAGATGTTCAACGAGCTGCCAGACAAAAGCCGCGGTTTGGTTCTTATCGCTGGCGGTATGTCACCTAAAGATTATCAACGTGAGTTCGAGTCGTTTGACGATTTTGAGCTGCAAAAAATCCGCTCAGGTATGCAGTACCTAAAAGAAATGATCGTCGGCTTTGACAACATACTCGGCGATGTTCGTCGCCTCAAACACTACCAGTTCAGTAATACCCATTAATCACCAAGCCAGCCTTTTCCCCCGCGGTATTCCTCAAGGAAGGGGGGCTTTTTTTCGTCTAAGCGTAGGAGCATAGAGATGAATTTAAACCAAACGCTAACCGAGGCAAGAAACCTCATAGACCAAGTTCTTAACCGTAATGTCGGCACGATTGGGCATGTGGATTTACCTGCAGAAGCATTGGCGCAAAAGCAAAAGCTATTTAGCGGCCAGAACACCAACCGTCAAGTGTTAGACATTGTGAACGCCATTAATGCGCTGGCTATCAGTAATCAGGATGTAATTGAAATTCACACCGGCTTTGTAGCCAACGTAAATTGGTTCGAGACAATTGCTTATGTGAAAGGATGTCTGTACGAACCGGGTGCAAACAGGTTGTTTCAGAAGCGCGTTCGACTCGGTGAAGAAGATGCTTTTGCCCAACTATTAGCAATCGAAAGCGAGATAACAGAACTCGTCATTCAAGCCCGTGAAGAAGCCGAAGCGAAAGCGCCGGAATCAAACCCAAGCCAATGTGCTCATGGCACGATTCTCTATGGGGAATGTAAGCAGTGTCTTGAAGATGAAAAGGCAGGTGAAGCATGAGCATCCTGACTATTTATCGCAAAGACCTAGAGTTTGGCCTTCGTAGCGAGGGCTTTACCTCACGCAAAATCGAGCAGTTTATTCGCGTATTTAATCCGGTGGAATCAAGCCAAGGCAACATGCTAGAGCTTGATTCTACTCGCGCCATGTTGGTTAACGTGAACGGCACTGAGCAAGGCTTGTGTCTGGAAGATTTCATCACCGCATGGTGGGTTTACTGGGTGGTGGTATTCAACCAATCCACAGACAACGCAACGCATCATCAGGCAATTGGCGCAATCCGCGCTCTTTTCTTTATCTCTGCATGCACAAAAAGCACTAGCCAAAACAACACTATGCAAACGTGGTGGCGCGACTGCGAACCACTGCATGGCTACGCAACGTTGGAGGCAATTTGATATGGCATCACTCACTCAGCTACTTAATGAAATTGGTGACGAGAACGTAACAGTTCAAGCGCTTCACCAGTGTATGGACTCAGCCCAATACAACAAAGGGCGCACCACAATCAAATTCAAAACCGATGGTCTTGGTGCCACCGAACTAGCGGACGGCAAAAAGACAGCTCTTATCGTTTGGGTTGATGCAGCTCAATACAACAATGCACTAGCGAATGCCAAAGCAATGAAGAAACCGAGCGTTGTGGAATCACTACGTGACGCTATCCAACAGGCAGAAGAACTAGGTTTAGTCAGAACCGAAGATGGCACGGTCGTCACCGGAGCTATTGAAACCGCCGATGGCATTGTTTTGGTTAAGGAGTAAAGAGCAAATGGAATACGCAGCAATCATGCTTTGTCCAGATGGCGGAGTTGTCCGCCATGAAGACACGCAAGAAGTTGCCAATGTAATGGTTGGCGACTTCGACTCACTAGACCAAGCAATCGAGCAGGCATGTGTTTCCCTTAGTTGTACTCATCTAACCAAAGGTGTGTTGAGCAAGGGAAACGGAAAAGGCGGCTTTATGTTGGTGACAACTCAGGAATTGGAGGCGGTATGAGACAAGATTACATCTACGAACTAGACGGTCATAAAGGTCAATCGGCGATAGCGAAAGCGTTTGGCGTTCCACTGGGTACTTTGAAATCTCGATTACGTAACGGCAAGACAATTCGTGAGGCTGTTCATTTTGTTGATGGCCGTGAGAACAATTGCGGCGTTGCTACTCACGAGTGGAAGGGCATCAAAGGTGTCGACAACATCGCTACAGCTATTGGTACCACGCACACCACTATCTACAAGCATATGAAAGCTGGTTGCACTCTGGATGAAGCGGTAGCGAAGGTTCAGAAAAGCCAAAAGCGAGCTGAGCAAGTTCGCAAGCTTCGCGCCAAATCAAAAGCCAAGCCAATTGAACAGGTTGGTATTAAGAAACCAACTGAACTTAATCAACTTTGGAAAACGGCATTAGGGGTAATGGCATGAGTGTTACACGAGGCTGGTTTCAACAAGTAAAACGTGGTGAAGAGCACTATCAGTATGGGAAGCATCATCCTAGTTACGTGAATATCCTTGGGCAAACGTTCGGAAAACTTACTGTGATTGAGCAAGAGCCGGGTCAGGGCGTTGTGTGTCGTTGTGAATGTGGAAATCTTCATAAAGAAAATTACACAGTCGACCTTCGTCGCGGTAACAGAAGGAGTTGCGGGAAGTGCAACAATATGGGCAATCCAAAGTTCAAGCAGGAAGAAGATGCTTTGATCCTGAAGTGGGCTGGTTTTAAGTCTACAGAAGAAATAGCTGAAATGGTTACGGCTCAGGGCTACAGGAAGGCAACAGTACCAACCATTAAAAATCGTGTAAGAACATTGAATAAACACCGCGGTGTGAACGACAAAATTTCTTTGCGACGAAAGGGGGAGTTGTATCCACATGCGAAGGGTTCAGATCATGATGTTGAGCTTTGTCGTCGACTATATGAAGAAGGGCTTCCACCGTCTGTTATTGCGGAAAAAATGGAGATGACCCGTTCACACGTAAGTAAAATCGTCTATTACCATTCAAGAACTGAATCGGCACATGGGTGGGCTTAATTGAACACCCTAACCGAACCCACTGAAATTGAACTACTCGACTTAGATAAGTTCGGTTTTGACCATGACTACAAACGTGCTGCTTCTCTGGCTTGTCAAAGCTGGGGAAGTTTGCATGTTTTTCCGCAAGCGCCAAAAACACTAGCGGATGCTTGCTTTGGTGCAAGACGTTTTGATGAGGTGCAAGAACCTGACGACCTGAGCGTGCTCGAACGTAAACTGTTCGAAGCTAACCCAGATGATTTTGAGTGGGCAAAAGATAAGATTAAAAGCCTACCAGATTACTTAACCAAGTACTTTGTCACTCGCTACATTTCAGTTTTCGAAAAGAAAGGTCGTAGAGAAGCAAACATCTTTTTGCGTGAGCGCATGGGGCCAGCTACTGATCGCGCCGTTATGGTTTTACGCAAATACAAAAAGCTACCAACAACCCAAAAGGTTTCTTTGCTCAGTGAAGAATTAGATAACACTAACCAAAGCGACTTTACGTCTGCACACCCAGAGTTAGCAAAACCTCAACTTCGCTTTGATTTCGACAAGGCGGAGAAAAACAGCAAGCCAGTGAAAAGCCGAATCTTGGCAGAGTTGGAACAAGACGAACTCAAAGAAATGGCATTCAAAATTGGAAAAATCATGAATGTTCGTTTCCAAATCATTTCTTCTAAATTGGCAAGCATTACCGAAGCTGAGCTGGAAAAGGACGATACTTTCTGTCCTGTTGTTGAAGGCTACCATCAGCTAGCTGCATTCACTTCTCAGTTTGGCATCAAGCCGCCTTGTAAATACAAGAAGCAAAATGAGCTTTCCGCTCTGCAAGATATCTCTCGCATGATTAGCGAAAAGTGGTGGCTTGGTCGTTTGGTTAAAGCTCGCAAAATTATGCGCGAGCACCTTGCGATTGCAATGGGGCAAGTGTCTTCAAAAGCTTCTGCTTATGCGTCTTGGGATTGTGTCCGAGAGCACCAAGAGCAACAAAAGCGCAACTGGGAATACATCAAGCAGTGTGAACTCTTCGACGAAGAAACCGAAGAGAAAGCCGACCTAGCCGAAATGGTTCTGAAAAGCGTGTCTAACCCTGCAATTCGTCGTCATGAGTTGATGGTGCGTTGTCGTGGTTGTGAAGACATCGGCAATGAACTGGGTTTACAAGGTTTGTTCCTGACTCTGACCACTCCGTCGAAATACCACAACTCATACAAGAAAGGTGGTTTCATCGAGCATTGGAACGGTGCAAGCCCACGCGAGGCGCAAGCGTACTTGAACAATGCTTGGCAGCGTATCCGTGCGAAGTTAGGCCGTGAAGAAATCCGCTGGTTTGGCGTACGTGTTGCCGAGCCTCATCACGATGGCACACCACACTGGCATTTGCTGATCTGGGTAAAACCGGAAGAAGTGGCGCAAGTGCGTGACATCTTTATTTCATACGCTACCAAAGAAGACCGCGCAGAACTGCACCCGCAATACGAAAAGGAAAAGAAAAAGCCATTTCGTAAGTGTGCTTATGTTGGCCCTATGGATTACCGACCACGTTGTGACTTTGGTTACATCGACCCAGAGAAAGGGACAGCAACGGGCTACATCGCTAAATACATTTCTAAGAACATCGACGGCTTTGCTATGGACGATGAAGTCTCCGACGAAACAGGCAAATCCGTTAAAGACATGGCGAAGAACGTCAGCGCATGGAAAAGCCGCTGGGCGATTCGCCAGTTTCAATTCTTCGGTGGTGCGCCGGTGACGACTTACCGTGAGTTGCGCCGCTTCGCTAGCCAAAACAAAAAAGCCTTTATGGAATACGTGTTCATGCAAGAACGCGCTGACCTATTGGATATGTACCACATGCTGCACCGTCATGTTGTTGGCCCGGTAAAACCTGATCGCCTGCTAACCAACAAAGAGTTGGTGGAAGTGATCGGTAAAAACTACCAGGCACGAATCCAATCTGATGAAGCTTGCATCGTAGACACGATGAAAGCCGCAGACCATGGTAACTGGCAAGGATACATCATGGGGCAGGGTGGCCCATTTGTTAAACGCGAAGATTTGCTGATCACCAACTCATATCAAGTACTTCCATTCGCATCACCTCACGGTGAAGACGTGCGCAAGGTGGAAGGTTTCCAAACACCAGAAGCAGTCGTGAAAACTCGCACTAAGGTCTGGACGATTCAGAAAAAATCAAAGGTTATCGAAGAAGCTGAAGCGATCACCCAAGGGAGCGCAGCGACCGCTATTGGAGCCTCTGGCTCCTCTCGGAGTTCTGTCAATAACTGTACGGAGCATCGCGAGGTACAGGTCTGCGATCAGCTAACCCGAATTTTAGACACTGTTAATAGTCGGGCGAATAATCCGCCAAATATTGATGAAACGGCACTGTTCGCACTGCTAAAAGGCAGCTCAATTCGCATCGACGATGCAACCAGTATTCAAATCCGCCCTGCGGAGGTAGACGAACACGGCAATAAACGTCCGGCGCAGCTGGTCGAAGTAAGCCGTGCACCTGCAGATGATCTGAAATGGATGGATTTCGAAGGGTGGGACAATCTATTTACCCAACCAGAAAAGCAAGAGTATCAACAACCAGACCTGTCGTTCTTCCCAGAGATGGAAGAGGACTGGCCGTTAGCGTAGGAGAAAGAAATGAAAGCAATCAATTGGAACCAAATGTCCGAGCTTGGGTTAATCGAGAAAATCAACAGAGAGATGCTTCATCCACTAGGATTAGCGATATCAAGAAGTGTAGATATAGGAGTAAGTTACTGCGTTTTTGTTGCAGACGATGGTGTATTTACGTATCCGGATAACTTTAAGTCTACGGTTTTGAGTGATGAAGAGTTGAAGAAGAAATTATCTGAGATACAGCCAATATGTATAAGCGAGATGGCTCAGCCATATATAGACCATTGGGTAGCAGCAACCAACCAACTCCCGCAGCACGATGAGAATAACAAACATACATCAGTTTTAGTCGATGTTTTCGGTGATGGTGAACGTTGGCCAGACTGCTATTACTGCTTCTTGGAAGAAGAATGGATTTGGAATGATACGGGTGAGCCAGTTTCTATCAATGTGACTCACTGGAAAGCGATTACCACCCCTAATGTTGAACAATAAGAGGTAGCAAAATTGGGCGTCACAGTGCGCCTTGTTTTTCTGCGATGGGTATCTAGATATATAAATAATTAGAAAAAAAATGAGTTATACCTCAACACTTTTTAGGCGACTATTGACACCAAACCACCATGTCGCAACTATAACTACACCCTCCTTCCCAAATTCCTCATCTGAATTTTTTCAATTAAGCATAGCTGCGCCATTAACACGGGCGTCCGATTCCGCAAGTCAGATTTCCAGATTGTTTTTGTGATTAGCGTCAACTTTATAAGGCCTTGTGCGATCTGGAACCTAAGTTAGCTTGGTTTGGTAAACAACGCATTTGCCCATTTAGGAAATGCTTTACCGCCTGTTTAAATGATGTAGCAGCGTGATTTCTATTAACTCGAAGCAACAAAGGAAAATTCTTAATGAGTGAATTATGTCTAAAAACCACAGTAGAAACCTGTATGGATATACAGTATTATTTACAAATTCAGTGGTTAGGGGGTGCTATGTTGTTGAAAAATGAGAATGAATTACAACAAGCGTTAGACATCATTATTGATGGAATAGCAGTGGCAAATGTAAAGCCGGAAATGATAGCGATGGGTGTAAAGATGATGAACATGGTGCTGGCGAACTACCAGGGAGAAATCGACGAGAAGAAGAGGCAAGCCATTCAGTCGATAATCCAAATGGCTGCGGAAGTAGATAGTCCGGTATTTTCTTTATAACATCGCAAGCTGTTGCTTGAGTGATTGCCGCTGTTCTGGCGGCAACGCTTTCACCAGGTTAAAAGCCAGTTGGCTTGTCGTTTTTGCCGATGGGCTCAATGTATGGCTATAAGACAAATTCATCACAAACGTGTGTCCACATTCTGGGTCACTGCAGCTGCAATACAAATCTGAATGACTGTTGGTTAAGCGGTTGGATTTTTGGATTCGGCTTTTTCTACCACACTCCGGGCACAACACTCTCATATAAAACACCTAGCTTATTGACTGACCTAATAATCATACGTCAAAAGGCTGTGTTTTTATACAGAATTGGATAAGGGTTTAGGCCGTATCTCCATGTATTAGATTGAAATTAAGGCGCAAGTGTTTAGGTACCTCGGGGTCTGAGTTCACCTCATCCATAATCAGCTCACACACCGGAATGATCTCATCCTTAGCGTATTCACTGCCTATCTTCGTTGGGTCGCCCAAACTGGTGGTACCCTGCGGAATAATCCCAGCTTTACCAACTGGGAAACGATGACCAACAAGAATGTCCTGCGCGGTAATGTTCTTGATGCGTTCAAACTCATCTTTAGTGGCAATGTCACCCACAGGAATCAACTGAATCCCTTTCTCTTTCCCGTTCGGAATGTTCACAAACATACTGCGGAAGTTGCCAACGCCCTTCGAGCTGGCAATTTTCTGCTTCAACATTTCTTCATCGTCTTCGCTAAGGTTTGGGTCCGTTGCATAGAAGATAAAGCCCATGTGTGCGCCGTTCTTATAGTAGCGACGGCGGAACAAAGTCGCGTCTTTATTCAGCAAGCTGCTCTGAATGCTGCCTAAGTAATCCGCCAAACCGTAGATTTGTTGCTGCGGGTCATACTGAGGCAAGAAAATAACATCTTCCTTTTTATATTCGCGCTGCTGGTTGTCGCGTTCAAGAATGACGAAATTACCGTTTTTGCGTCTGCGAAGGTACATGCCAGGTAATGGATGCAAGCGAACCACACGTTTGAAACCATCGCGGATTTTGAGAAAAGCAGCATCACCAAAGGTGAAGTAATCACGGCAAAAAGCTTGGACGTGTCGGCGGCGGATAGCGCCTCCATTTTGGAAACGCCCGGCTACATAGTTAGCCCGAGCAATCAACAGTGAACCGTGATAGGCGTTGGCACGGGCAATATCGGCTAAACCACTGCGTGAAATAGGTGGTTCCCAATAGTTATCGGCATCGTTGTAAAACAAATCTGAGTAGGTGGTCATCCAACTGTTTGAGTCGATGGCCTCTGGTGAGGAGTCGATATGATAGACAGACTCTGGCGCGTGTTCTTCTTGTTTGACTAAAGTGTTCATTTGCTCGGTCATGCTGCAGTGGCCCAGGTTGATTTAGTTGGTGTTGAGTGATCTAACGGCTCGTTGATGATGGCGTGAGAGATTGCCCAGAATGCATCGGCGTGTCCGGTCGTTTCACTGCGTTCTGCTTTAAAGGTCATGGCGTTACCGCTGGCGGTTGGTACGCGCTTAATTGCCATAAACGCCATAGCAATGTCTTTGTGTTCGGCGTCAAACTGCAGGCGTTTGGCTTCTACTACGTCAATCATCTTCATTACCAGACGGTTTTTGTTTTCGTTGCTGTAGTGGATAGCGTGAGCTTCACGTGGGTACTTCTTAGAAATTAAGTCCCAAACACCGCCACCAATACCCGTAGTGTCGACGCCGATGTAAGTCACTTTGTAGCGCTGAAAAACTTTATCTATTTCCGCAACGTGATATTGGAAATTCAGCCCTTTCCAATAGTGTTTTTCTAATACACGGAAACGCTCACCTGCGACGACAGGCGGAGCGACAACCACCAAACAGGCATTGTCTCGGGTTCGGCTTGGGTCGTAACCCAGCCAAACTTCCCGATTGGCAAAAGGACGTTTGTTATTTAGCTTGAAATCTTGCCAGTGAGCAGCATCCACCATGCCTTTTTCAAGGTCAGAGAATTTGAAGACAGACAGTGAACCATCGACAAACACACACATAAACAGGTTTTTGAAATCATCATCGCTGTATTCTTCGCGCAGTTCGTCAATGTCGAATAGGTCACAGCCACCGTTTGCGGCATCTTCAATGGTGACAACATAACGCCACTGTTTATCTGGGCAGAGGCGGCCACCGTCTCGGAACTCATCAAAAGTCGGGAATTCAACGTGGGCGCGGGAGTCTTTGCCTTTGCGCCACTGGTCGCCAGTCCAGAACGGGTAAGCCTGATGCATTTTCGACGATGGCGTAGAAAAGTAGGTTTTACGCCACTTCTTATGTGTTGCCATTGCCGAGGCAAGTTTGTTCAGCTCGTCGAACTTAGGGATCCAGAAATATTCATCGACATAAACGTGGCCGTGATAACTCTGCGCGGTTTTGCTGTTGGTGGACAAAAAGCGCAGTTCGGCCCCGTTGGAGAGAATGATAGGGTTGCCGGTTAACTCGATGTCTAAAAACTCTTTAGCAATCGCAATGATGTAGCTGCGGAAAACTTCAGCCTGTGCGCGTGATGCAGAAAGAAAGATTTGGTTATCACCAGTCAGAATCGCATCTTCTAAGGCTTCACCACTGAAATAGTAAGTAGCACCAATCTGGCGAGACTTCAGAATATTACGAATACGCTGTTTGATGTTGTTGCGCATCGTGTGCTGGTATTCGAACAGAGATTCGTTCCAGCCTTTAAAGTCATCTTCTGTCAGGTGCTCAATGCTGTTTTTCTTACGGCTTCTTTTACGGTTGCCGTTACTGCTGCCTTGCTTTGATGAGTCACCATCACTCTTTGGTGAGCTGCCTGACGAAAGGTGTCGCTCTGCTTTGGCTTTTGCATCAGCTTGAGCTTTTAATAGCTTAACGTGGTGATCGATAAGCTTGTCCATTTCCTTGAGCTGCTGATCAGTTTTCTCATCTTTATCTATCAGCACCGCCAGACGGCGGTTAATCATCTGCTCTACAGACAATTCATCCAGCAACAAAGCCCAGCCGAATTTCTCCGCCCAGGTATAAAGGATGCGCTCACTATTAAGGTTCAGTTGCGCTGCAATTTCTTTCGGAGGAACACCGCGTAAATAGAGCTTTTTCGCGGCTTCTCTTATTTCATCTGAATATGCCATAGCTGCATCATACGCGCCGAAAACTTGCAGATGACCTAGATAAATTCCTGAAAATTCTAGTTTTGGTTAAATCCGAATTGGCAGGAATTGAAGTGGCTGAAAGCCGTTATTCAAAGGCGTATTGTTTGCTCACACCGAAATGTGAATGACAAATTTGAGTACGAAAATGCCAAAGATTAGTGACTGGAAAATAATTGCTACTGAGGGGCCTACCGTAGACGGGCGCAAGATTACCCGTGATTGGATTGAGCAAATGGCGGCAAGCTATGACCCGAAAGAGTACACCGCGCTAATCTGGCCAGAACACCGTCGATTTTATGGCTACGGTGAAAACTGGGGCAATGTTGTTGAGCTTAAAGCGGAAGAAGAAAGCGGAAAATTACGCCTGTTCGCGAAGCTAGAACCAAATGAATTCATGCTCGAAGCCAACCGTAAAAAGCAAAAGCTGTTCACATCCATCGAGCCAAATCCCGATTACAAGGGCGAAGGGCGTTGCTATTTAATGGGCCTAGCTGCGACTGACTCCCCAGCCTCCACAGGTACCTCGCTCCTTCAATTCTCTCGTACATCTGGCGAAACCACCGAATTAGAGTGCAGTGCATTGGAAGAAGTCGATTTTTCTGAGTGCTTCACGCGCAAAGACCGCTTTTTCGCGGCATTCAATGAATTTTTCTCTTCTGGCGATGAAGTGCCAGAAACTCCATCAAAAGCTGAGGATACCGAAGTGACCGAAGAGCAACTTAAAGCAGCGCTGCAAGAGCAGTTTTCTGCATTCAAAGGCGAGTTCAAGCAAGAACTGAAAGAAGAGTTCAACTTGCAAACCGAACCAGAAACAACAGAGCCAGAAGAGCAGGGCACAACCATTGAGCAGTTCTCTGCCACTCTGGACGAAAAGATAAAACCGTTGGCTGAGAAAGTGAACGGTCTTGAAAACCAATTCGCTGAACTTTCAAAAGAAGTTCCAGGTCAAGAGCCAGATGGTTCTGGCGCTGACGACAAATTCTCAGTTAAGGAGATGTTTTAATGCTGAACGCAATTTCAACTCAGTTACTCCAAGAGTTCTCTGCAACCATGTTGACAAGTGCAGGCGCGTCAGCAGGTCAAACCATGTTTAACCTTACGCCGCCAATGGAAACTAAGCTGCGCCAGGCAATTATGCAGTCAGATGCCTTCTTAGGCATGATCGCGATGCTGCCTGTACAGCAAATCAAAGGCCAAGTGGTTGATGTCGGTAACGACGGTCTATCAACAGGCCGCGGCAACAATGAGCGCTTTAGCGTAGAAGTCGGTCAAAGTGGTAATACTTACGAGCTGACAAAGACGGATTCTGGCGCACATATCTTGTGGGAAACCATGACTCAGTGGGCGAACTCAGGCACTAAAAATGAATGGTTGAAGATGATGCAAAATGCCATCTCGCGCCGTTTCGCTCTCGATATTCTGCGCGTTGGTTTCAACGGTACATCGGCTGCAGCGGTAACAGACCCAGTGGCTAATCCACTTGGTCAGGATGTCAACAAAGGCTGGCTGACCATCGCCAAAGAGAAGAAAGTGAGCCAAGTCCTTGCCTCGGCGCAACTCGACCCAACAGGCGCAACCGCGGATTCCTACAAGAACCTAGACTCGTTAGTTCAAGACCTGATCAATACCACGATTGCACCGGAACACCGTCAAGACCCTGACTTGGTCGTGATGGTTGGTTCTAACCTGATTGCAGCAGAACAGCACCGTCTACTGGAAGCGGCAAACACGCCAACGGAACACAAAGCCGCTCAACAACTGGCAAAAACCATTGCTGGTAAACAGGCCTATACGCCGCCTTTCTTCCCTGCCGATATGGTTTGGGTAACCAACACTAAAAACCTGCAAGTACTCACGCAGGAAGGTACGCAGTGGCGTAAGCAAAAGAACGATGAAGACACACTTCGCTTCAAGCAAAACCATATCCGTATGGAAGGTTATGCAATCGGCAACCTGAACAAGTTCGCTGCGATTGAAGCGGTGACTGTTGTTGAGCCTGCAGCTTAAGGAGTGATGCATGGTTAGCCCATTAGCAAAACAGCGTCGACAGCTCATTGAAAAGCAGGCTAACCAGTCTGCACCGGGGGTAAGTTCCGGTGCAGATACTGACAGCCTGCATCTGCAACTCATCGAGTTTGAGCAGGAAAAACTCAAGCTCAAAGGGTTTGTTCAAATCGCTGAGAAGGTGAACTACAAGCGTGACGTACTGATCCCTAAATACAAACCAATGGTAGAGAAGTACCTGGCAGCAGGTGAAAGCTATCAGAACCCTATTTTTACTGACCTGATTGTATGGCTGTTCGATACCGGAGAGTTGGATACCGCCATTGAGTGGTTATTTAAAGCCATTGAGTTGGACTTGCCAACACCGGAAAACTTCAAACGTTCTAGCTGGGCGATTGTATGTGCCGACTTTGTTCTGGAGTGGGCAGATACACAACTCGCCAATGGTCAATCGGTTGAACCGTACTTCTCACAAGTATTCAAGAAAATCGATCAGGAGTGGAAGCTTCCGGAGCAGCTCGAAGCCAAATGGTACAAGTTCGCTGGTTACGGATTGCTGCTGAACGAGAAGGGCGAACCACAACCGAGCCAACTGGGTAATGTTGAGAAGCTGGAAAAGGCCAAAGCGTTTCTGCTCAAAGCACACGAAAAACACAACAAAATTGGTGTTAAAACCAAAATTGACCAGATTGATATGCGCATTCGCGCCATTCAGGAAGGCAAGCTGTAAAGACTCCTACGCCACCGCGCCTCGGCTGGTGAGGTAAGAGAAGCCAATCGGCTAACTCGATACCGTCGACCCAGTGGCTAGAGGCGCCCTAATTTAAATAAGCAAGGAACCGTTATGAGCTTTGGCGGAAATGTTAACAGCGCAGTCGATATCACCATATCTGGTGAAGGATGGCCGGACTTATCCACGGCTGAATTCCGCAGTTTACGCCGTGTTCCACATACGTTCGATAACGACTCTTTGAACTATGCGGTGAGCATCGCCGCACTGAATATTCAAGAACGATTAGAAAGCCTGATCGTAGATGGCGAAAAGCCAGTGCTGAGCGCACCGAAAACCATGCTCTACAAACGTGCGGTTTATGGTCGGGCTCACGCCGAGTTGTTGAAAGAGTTTGCGACCCAAGACCGCCGAAAAGAAGGTGAAAGCGTGGCTACGGATGAACCGGAACAAGAGGCACGTTTTCTCACCCAGAGTAACAAAGATGTGCGTGCACTACTTGGCCGCAGTGCAAACGGGATTGACTCGATATGAGCGAAACCACTTACAACAAAACTAAGCTGGAACACCTGACGGATTACATCGTCAGTCACCTGAATTCCAATGTGCTCGATAACAAAATCGATGCTTGGCAGGAAAACGGCTCCATCGTGCCAAATGGTGAAGACCGAGGGAACGGCGGTTACATCGCTTGTCACTGGAAGTACAACGCCGTGATCAGCGTTGAAGAGTTGCCGCATCGACTTCTGGACCCTCGTTGTCTGCTGGCATTGGTTGCCTGTTGGCTGAGCGATTACGACGTTACTCGTAATGAAGATGAGCTAGGCGACCCAGACCTTTCGGTTGATGTGATCAGCAGTGAAGTGGCCGACGTTGCGATTGAGCTCGAAATGATGGAGCCGATTGAGCTGATCCCTGACCCAGCAGGAATGATTACTTGGCGAGGGGAAACCTACCGAGTGCAGGCCGTTGAAATCTACACCGCAGAAGAAGCGGAGTTGGTGAATGAAGCCGCAAATTAAGGTCAATGAGCGCGATGTGCTCAATATGCAGGAAAAGCTGGCCATGCTGGCTCTGCCACCTAAAAAGCGAGTCTGGATACTGAAAACCCTTGGCCGTTGGGAAACGACCAATACCAGAAAACGCATTCGCTCCCAAAAAGACATTAACGGAAGCGCTCTGCAGCCAAGGAAAGGAAAGAAGAAAGGCAAAGTTTTAAAGCGGATGGCAAAGGGCTTAACGCCTTATGTAAGAAACGCCAACCAGCTTGATTTGACTTGGAGTAATAAGTTAACCGCAAAAATCGCAGCAAGGCACCACCTTGGCCAAAAGCAAAAAATGACCAAGCGCCAAATGCAAAAGCGATGGGGCGAACCGGATTACTCAGCACCTTGTACCAAGGGGCAAGCGAGAAAGCTAAGAGAACTGGGTTACACGGTACCGAGAAAAAGCGGTAAAGGACGAAAGAAACCCAGTTTACGTGAGTTGATGGCAACCATCACACACGGACAAGCAGGACAACTTATTCGAGAGCTCTCTAATCAGCCAAATATCACCAGTTGGGATATTCCATTAGCAGAGCGTCAGATTCTCGGTAGTAAAGAACGTGAAGTGAACCGCCAGCTCATCAAGATATTTGAGCAGGCAAAACAGAGGAAATAACCAATGGCAACCGGAAAGGTAGAGGTTAACAATCTCAATTTGGCACAAGGCGGTATCCCTGAGATAGAGCGTCACGTGCTTTTCATCGGGCGCACTGACCAGGTAGAACTGCAAGGCAAAGTGACCCGCATTAATAACATGACCAACCTTGACGAAGTTGTCGCCGATGATGCGCTTGGTCTGAATGTGAAAGCCGCCCAGCTTAACGGCAAACAAAATTGGACGGGTGCGATTGTTGGTTTAGCAGATGGTGAAACATGGCAAGCCGCCGTTGATTTAGCGAACCTGAGCGACTCTTTCGAAGGCATCGCCATTTGTGACCCGGTCGCAGTTAAAGATGAATTCGACGATATGCAGTCGAAAGCAACCGAACTGACCAGCAAACTTGGTCGTTGGGTGTTCTTCCTCGCCGCTTGTGCGGGCATTGATTCAACGCCTGATACAGGCCAAACGTGGGCAGAGTACGAAACCGTTATGCTTGATCTGGTGAAAGATGTTTCTGCAAACCTCGTGACACCCGTTCCTCAGCTTAACGGCAACAACGTGGGTGTGTTGGCTGGCCGTTTGTGTGACCGAAGCGTCACGGTGGCAGATAGCCCTATGCGCGTGGCAACTGGCTCAGTATTGAGTTTGGGTGACATGCCAACGGACAGCGCAGGTAAAGCGTTGCAGATGAGCACCATCGCTACGTTGGCCGACGCCCGTTACTCACTGCCGCAATGGTATGCCGACTTAGAAGGGGTGTATTGGTCAGATGCATCCACCTTAGAAGCCAAAGGTGGTGATTATCAGTACCTCGAATACGTTCGCCCGGTTCACAAGCTTAATCGCCGTGTACGTATCAAAGCGATTCGCCGTATTGCAGATCGCATTCTCAACTCAACGCCTCCGAGTATTGAGCTGAACCGCACTTACTTCCGCAAAGACATGCGTGATATGTCGAAGACCACTGAGATTGGCGGGATTACGTTCCCTGGTGAAATCATGCCGCCAGAAGATGGTGACGTCACCATTCAGTGGATGACTAAAACCAAAGTAGTGATCGGTTTGATGGTTCGCCCTCATAACTGCCCGAAACACATCGTGGTCAACATCGCGCTTGATCTTACTAACCCTGCAGATTCGGAGGCGTAATCCATGAGCATGAGAATTTCTGGCAAGAACATGCATTTCTCTTTGGGTGACTACAAGCTCAAAGCACAAAAAGTCAGTTTGTCGATTACCGACAATTCCGCCGTCAATAAAACCTCTGGTGTGCCAGATGGCTGGGCTGATGGCGACGTTGAAGCTAGCGGTGAAATGGAGCTGACCACTCAGCAATTCAATCTGCTCAGCAAAGCCGCTAAACAAGCCGGTTCTTGGCGTGGAATGCCTGATTTTGACGCGCTGTTCTACGGCAAGATTGATAAAGATGAGCTCAAAATTGAAGCCTTCGGATGTCGTATCAAAATCTCTGACCTACTTGATGCCGATTCGAATGGCGGTAGTGCATTAGTTCACAAGCTGCCGTTCGAAGTGACCAGCCCGGACTTTGTCAGCATCAACGGTGTGCCGTACCTGCGTCCGGATGAAACCGAAGACTTGGTTCAATAACAAGGAGGCATGATGGCAGATGTTATCGACCATGCCTGCGGTCTTGAAACCCAATTCACAGAAGTGGCGCTTGCCAACCAACTGGCAAGGGCTAAGCGAATTGAAGAACGGGAAAGCGCACATGAATGCGGCGAATGTGGCGACCCAATCCCAGAAGAACGCCGCCAAAAAGTACCAGGTTGCATCTACTGCACCCATTGTCAAAGCGAATTGGAGCGAATGACCCGATGAATTTAGCAAAGCTCTTTGTTGAGAAAATCATGAAGCCAGTCCTTGACCACTTAGATATGGCATCCGGTGGTAAAGGCACAATGAACACTCAAGCGGCCATTAATCTGATCCTGATGATTATTGCCCATGAGTCTGGAAAGTTTACTTACTCAAAACAAGTACGTGGTCCTGCATTGGGCTTTACCCAAATGGAGCCAGCCACCTTCAACTGGCTTGTCGAGTGGTTAGGTAACAGTCGCCCTCACTTGTTGGATGCACTGTCGATGTTTGGCCCCGTTGATCACTTAGACCCTCGTTACATGGTGATTTCACCCGAGTTTGCAGTGGCAACCGCACGACTCAATTTAATTCGGTTCCCAGAAGCCTTGCCAGAAGCCGATGACCTAGAAGGTTTGGCTCGGTACGCGAAGAAGTACTGGAACACGAGCGCAGGTAAAGCAACCGCAGAAGATTACCTGCAGGCATATCAATCGCTAATCGGAGAAGCAGCATGAATTTCTTAACTGGAATCGTTGGCAAGACATTGTTGGAAGTACTGAAAGGACTGTTCTTTCAAATTGGATGGTCAATCATCCTTGAACGTTTCGCCACACGCACAGTGGTGTGGGGCTTAGAAACCCTAAAAGGCTTAACTAGCAATGATGTGATGCAAGAAACGGTTGACGACATCATCAACGCATTACAAGGCAAACGCTTGAAAGAAATTCCACAGAAGGAATAGCGATGGATTCATCATGGATATCGGCGATTGTGGCAACGATAGCGCTGCTTATCGCCATCATCAATGTGGTTTTCGGCAGAACGGATAAAGGGCAAAGCACCGCCCGAGACCATGATCGTCGTATCCATGCCAATGAGCTAGCCACTGAGCGATTGCGTGGTGATGTCGCCGAGAAGTACGCCACCAAGCACGAGCTACGGGAAGCCGTAGATGATTTGAAAGATTCTATTAACGGACGGTTCGACCGTTTGGAAACCAAGTTAGATAAAGAGAGAGATGTAGCATGAGCAAACAAATTGTACTAACGGTCGGTGATGCAGATATCACGTTCGTACCAACAGAAGCGGATTACAACGACTACATGAACGCGTTGGCACAGGGTGAAATCGTGAACTCTGCGCATAACTTTCTGATGAACACCGTTACAGAAGAAAGTAAAGAAGCCTTCCGTGAACTGACGAACGATAACCCAGGTGCAGCTATTCAAGTTGTGGGTGAAGTTCTGAAGGAATACACACCGAAGCTGCAAATCAAAGTAAAAAAATAGATGCCCTTGTTCGGGCTATGGACTCCAACGAGCTCGAACAAATGCTCACCTGGCGCCGAAAGTGGTTGCCGGGTGAGACAGACAGCGAAGAGAACCTTGCAAGGGCAATTTGGTTAGAAACGAAGTACTGGCAGAACATGCAAAGCACCATGGCTAACGGTGTGGCAAAGGCATTTAGTGGTTAACCCATCGGTAATAGGACGCATCAATGCTACCAGAAGCACTCACATTTAGAGTTGGACTGATAAACCAGATATCAAAACCTCTGGGTAACATTCAGCGTCAACTAAATGATGTCACCAATACCTATCGTAAGGGTACACATACCATGATGGCAGGTACCGCAGGAATGGTGGGTGCAGGTTTTGCGCTGCAAAATGCATTGATGCCTGCGATTGAAATGGATCGTGTTCTGGGCGAAGTAAAATCATTGGGCGTGGTTGATGAACAGCTTCAGCAACTGAGTGACACGGCGCTTAATTTTTCGGTGGATTACGGCAAGTCGGCAACGGAATTCGTGGCGGCTTCGTATGACATTCAGTCGGCAATTTCAGGATTAGCAGGTAATGAACTTTCCGAGTTTACCCGCGCCTCTGGTGTGCTTGCGGCGGCGACAAAAGCCGATACCTCAACCATTACCAATTACGTTGGCACCATGTACGGCATTTTCCAGAATAGCGCGAACCAAATGGGTAAAGCCGACTGGGTGAACATGCTTGGTGGGCAGACTGCACGAGCGGTTCAGATGTTTAAGACCACCGGTGATCAGATGTCGGCTGCGTTTACCTCTGTGGGCGCTTCGGCTACCTCTGTTGGTGTGGGAATGACTGAACAGATGGCAATCCTTGGTACGTTGCAAGCCACGATGAGTGGTAGTGAAGCGGGTACCAAATATCGTGCTTTCCTTGCAGGTGCGGCAAAGGCTCAAGATGCGCTGAATATGTCGTTTACCGATGCACAAGGTCAGTTGTTACCGATTGTCGATATTTTGAATCAAATCAAAGGTCGATACGGTGACACGATTTCGGTAGCGGAAGCGGCAGAGTTAAGTAAAGCATTTGGTACTCAAGAAGCCACGGCAATGATTCAACTGCTGATGCAAAACACGGATGGACTTGCGAACTCGATTGATGAACTCGGTAAGGTCAATGGTCTCGATGTGGCTGAGCAAATGGCCGGAGCAATGACCGACCAATGGGAACGCCTAGAGCAAGGTGTGTTTGCTGTTCGCGCGGCATTTGGGCAAGCCTTGTTACCAGTGATCCTCCCTGTAGTGGAAATGTTTGCCAACGGCGCAAAAGAAATCATGCTCTGGACGAAACTGTTTCCTAACATCACCAAGTACATTGGCTTAGCGGCAGTCGCTTTACTCGGTTTGGTTGCTGTAGGCGGAATGATCACCGTGCTTACCGGAGCTGTGACAGTCGCATGGGCCACCTTCGGTCTTGGTGTGACTGCAATCAAAGGCGTAACACTAGCCATGTGGTCATTCTCTAAAAGCACAATGGCGGCGGTGTGGTCAGTAGTTAAACTCACAGCTGCCTTACTTGCCAATCCTATTACTTGGGTAGTTATCGGTATCGTTGCTCTCATCGGCGCAGTCGCTGCATTGGTCTACTACTGGGACGATTTAAAAGCGGCATTCCTCACTTTTACTACCATGGCAAAGCAAGGCTGGAATGACTTCCTGTTTGCGATGCAAAACACAGCAGCATTTCAAGCTGTCACAGGCTTGGCTGAAAGCATGCGAAACGCCTTTATGAGCGTATTTAACTGGATTATCGGCAAGTACAACGCGGTGATGGATATGGTGAAAAGCGTCACTGACTGGATACCGGGTTTCGGTGGCGATGATGATACCAAAGTGAAATCGACCTCCGTTAACGGAGCAGCGTCAAGACTTCAAGTACAACCAGGTGGCGCAGCCAAGAATATTGCCAGCTACCAAACCAGCTCGACCAACTACGGTGGAGTGGCGATTTATCCAACCTACATGAACAGCCCGCAAGACATGGCGAGTGAAATAGAAATGGCGGCAGGCTAATGGCGGATTACAAATACCAAGACATTTTGATTGAGAACGGGGATGTGGTGCTCGATGCAGGCCGCAACCCAATCTTGATTCAAGACCGAGCAGTGATCGCCCAAGACATCAAACACGCCATCATCGAGAGCAACTTAGCGGTGGATTTAATTGCCGAGCGTAGCCCATCCAAGAAAGCCGATATCCGCACCAAGCTGGAATTGCTCGTTGAAGAAGATGTTCGATTGGTACCAGGTACTGTTCGTTTGGATGAACCAACCGAGGGCACGATTTACGTATTTGCCGACACCATGGACTTTGGTGAGTTGCAATTAGAGATAGTGAATGATGGAGAGCGTTAATGACTGATATTCCAAAACCAGACTATTCGGAACTGGTGAAGCAATCCGGTATCCCAACCGATGAAGCAGGATGGAAGAAAGTACTCAAAGAGGAGATGGACAAAGAAGGCTCCATCATCTCAAACGACTCGCCGTTCTCTCCATTTTGGCGACTCATAGAAGCCACGGTCGTGAAAGTCACGATGTGGCTCATCAATACCTTATTGGTTGGCTATGTCTTACCGAACATGTTTGTCGCGACCGCCGTTGACCAATGGCTCGACTTGTTGGCGTGGCAATGCAAACTCACCCGTAAAGGAGCAACCAAAGCCAAAGGTATGATCGCCTTTCAACGTTCAGCAGCTAAAGGCCCTGCGTTGGTTATTCCCAAAGATACATGGGTACAGACCGAACCGATTAACGGCACGATTTACCGAGTAAAGGTGCTTTCTGATACGACGATGCCAGAGAACGAAACCATGGTGATGGTAGAAGTCGAGGCGGAGAACGAGGGTGCGGCTTACAACCTAGGTGAAGGTTATTACCACATTTTGCCGACAGCGATCCCGGGCATTGGCGCGGTGACCAATCCTGCCGAATGGTTGAATGAAGCAGGGGCAGACAAAGAGAGTAATGACGAACTCCGCCTTCGCATTCGTAACCAGTGGAGCGCTGTAGCAAGATGGCACATTGATGCGGCTTACCGTTCACTGCTCACCAGTCGCGCAGGCATCAACGACGACAATGTTTATTTTGAGCATAACGCACCGCGTGGCCCAGGTACTGCTAACGCGCTCATCCTTTTAGACACTGGTGAACCATCGGCAGACATGTTGGCGGATTTGAATGAGTACATCCGTGTTGAAGGTCAGCACGGACATGGTGATGATCTGCAAGTCCTCGCCATGCCAGAAACGACTCACGATATTGTCTGCCGGGTTTGGCCACTTCGTTCATTAACGATGGAAGACCGAGATGCGTTGAAAATTAAAGTGGAGCAGTTCATTGGTGCGGCTTTCCGTGAGAACACCGATTACTCGCCAACGGTCACCAATCCGGTTCTTCGATTCAGTTTCTCAAGGCTAGGGCAGGAGCTGCATGCACAGTTCTCAGAGATTGAATCACTCGAATTTGATAACGCCGACATCATCAACAACCTGACGGTACCGCGGATTAATTCTCTGGGGGTGACGATTGAAAATTCCTGAGATTAACCTGCGTTACTGGATGGGCAGAGGCGAGCTGGCTAAGTTCGCCCGAGCTATGCGCAATTACTGGGAACATGTAAGAGCCGCATTCGAAATGCCACTGCAGCAACATGATCCGTTAACCGCCCCAATGGCATTGGTGAACATTCTTGCCTGGCAACGTGAAATAGAACGCTTGGGCCAAGAGCCGGAAGCCCTGTTTCGCATTCGGGTGGCTCATGCATACGGGTTTGCTCGTGACGCGGGCACGATAGCTGGCTGGGAAGATATGTTCGCCAAGTTGGGCTATCCGCACATCGGGCAAGATGAGCGTTTAGCCAATGTGGATTGGGATGTGATCAGCCTAAAAATCCGCGACGGCGATTTAACCAACGTTCCCAAGCTGCTAGATACAGTAATCAGACAATACGGCAGAACCTGCCGCCGCTATCAATACACCAGTTATGTCGAAATGCCGTTGGCCGCGCGAAGCAAGAACGTCGAAGCGCAATACACCACGTCTCACGTTAAGACCAGGCTCAACGTTGGCATGCTGCCCAGTGTGCTGAACGTCGACTGCGAATATTACCAAGCCACAGTGAAGGGTTAAGGAATTACTAAACATGGCAAATATCACTGACAAGTCAATTTTAACCGCCGCAGGTAAAGCACTGTTGGCACAGCTCAATGCTGAAGAAAAGCCGCTTATCATCGACAAGATGATGTTTGCGAATGTTCCAAATCGCCCAGAGTTTCCTCAGCCAGATGATGTGGTACCGACGGATGACATCGTTCACCAAGAGCAGGTTGAGCAACGCGGCCGTCTTTCTGCAGACTCGGTGATTTACAGCACCACTTTGACCAGCGATGTTGGTCCATTCGAGTTTAACTGGACGGGTGCATACTGCTCTGAATATGGCGTACTCGTTACGATTGACCATCACGCGCTTACACCTAAAACAGCAGATGAACCAGGTGTGGCGGGCAATACCTTGGTGCGTTCGGTCGTCCTTGAATACAAAGACATCGCAGAAATCACCAACATCACGGTGGATGCATCCAGCTGGCAATACAACGCCACCGACCGTATGAAGAAGATGGACAGCGATGTAGCGCAATCCATCATCGACCAGAACGGCAAAGACTGGTTTATCGAAGACGGTTTTTTGGTCACACCATCAGGTGAAGCCTACAACATCAAAGCGGGTGCCGGTTATGTCTCGGGCAACCGTGTGAGCATGGAGTTTGACCGCAACGTTCAGGTACCCAACAAGCCATCGTTCATCTACATCGACGCATACCGCGAAGGCACACCAACAGGCGAGCAGGTTACTCTGTTTGATTTCGTCATCACCGCCGAAGAGAAAGACGACTACATCGACTCATCTACTGGTAAAGATATCCCGCATTTCGTGTGCAAAATTGCCGAGGTTCTGGCCGATGGCTCGGTGAGTGATTTGCGGCCAGAGGGGGAGAGTGCTAGTCGAACATGGGTGTTAGATGAAGTTAAAAAATATTCTGAATCTGATACTCAAACTAAGCAGTTAGTGGGGGCGGAGGATGAAATACAAGGTGTTGTTATTGATGGATATTCAGCAATCAAACTAAAGAAAAATGATGAATATGAACTCTGGTATGCTTGGGATGCTCCAAAAGGAGTAGTGATATCTTTTGTTAACAACAATGATTATGGGACTGCTGAGTTATTAGCCCGCCAAGGTGATGGTAGTAATGTCATCTTTGAATTTGTTAATCAACGCGTCAGAAATTTACGAACAATGGGTTATGTTGAGGGATGGGGGGCTGATGAAAAAGCACTCGATACGTATGATGCACACTATCGTGCAGCTACCTATTGCAAGAGTAAAGGTATAACACTGAGTTCGAATATTGGACTCATCTACAAGACATCAAAAACGGTAGATTTTAGAGATGTGAAATCGGTTGACTACAAAGCTCAGTTGGTTGGTACTGGCAATTTCATTACGCTGCTTCTTGGTGGTGATTCGACAATAGAACAACAATACTACAACCAAAGTGTTCACAAAGTTAATCGCGGAGGGGAATCACCTGCAATCAGAATTGTTGGGAGTAAAAAATCAACCATAAGAATTGGTGAAGCGAGCTATATACAAGTTTGGGCAGATAGTTCTGAAAGCTTGGGTGGAACTCAAGATGAAACGTCTATTAGCAAAATACACATTCAACAAGTAAGGACGCTAGAAATTAACACAAACATGAATCCAGATGGTGAAAATCCAACAAATAAAGCTTGGGTTAACAGCAATGATTTCTATCTGCAAGTTTGCGACATCCTGATTGTTGACGGAATTTATCATCACAACAGTAATAAGTTTCATGGTGGAAACTTTGAAGCTGCCGATTCAAAAATTCATTTTAAGAAAGGTCAAAGCAACCAAGTTAAAGGTGTTCGAGGTGAGAATGACCTTATTGTCGAGTTTGATAGTGATACAAGCAACAATGGAGTAATTACGAATTGGACATCATATCCAAACGGCTTTAATACTGCGAAGCAAATTATAGACAATGGTACTAATAACGTAGTTAAGAATGTAAACGACTTGTTCAACATGCGATTGGTATTAATGGCATTTACATCTGCGTCATATAAAAAAGATACGAACAATAACCCTAACATGCTTGGGTTAGCCAATATTGATGTCAATGGGCCTGTAATGTCTCGCTCCGCGTATGCAATGATCTATAAAACACCTTTGCTCGAAATATCTCCGGGGAGTGAGTTCTTCAGGTTTTACGTTGAAGGCAGGACTGTAGGTGGGGTCACTGTAAAGGTTATTGGGTATGACGAAAGCGGAAATCTAATAAATGGGAAGGATGGTGATGTTTATTTTGCATCAGCTGATAATCCAATGGCTCGTTTTGGTCAAGTCAATAATCATTTGGATGTAGGTTCAAGCGGGCAAAACCTTTTTTATGTAATGAACAGAGAGGCTAAGTATATCGAAATCGAATGCTCTGCTAGTGCCGCAGGGGTTACATTTAAGCGTTTTTGTTTGGTCACAACGACATCAAATAAATCAGGTGATGAATACATCTCTGCATCAGCAATGATCCCTAATATCATTTAAGGTAATAAAATGGCTATAAAAAAAGAAATTATATTTACTCCGGAAGGTCTGAGTACACAATTGACGTTAAGTGAAGCTTACATAGTAATTGATAGAGTTGATGTACATAAGAGTCACTCCGACATTCACTTGTCTATTTACGAAAGTAAAAGCTCTAGAGATTTAGGACTCAAAAAGGTACTAGATTATCCAGTAGAAAAATTTTCACCAGAACTAGATGTAAATAAAGATATTTATAAACTAGCGTATGATTATTTAAAAACAACACAGATGTTCTCAGGTGCGACAGACTGTTGAGGAGCGTTAGATGCTTACTCTAAACGGCACTCAAATCTCACTCAAGAACCTGCGCATTAGCGTGCGTCAACAGCTCGCCGGACAGGATATGTCTGGCCAGTCCTCGTCGACTGACCAAGCTGAAACAGGTAACAAAGGCAAAGTGTTGTCCGTCAGTGGCGTGATACCGTTCAATAAGAGTCAAACCCTAAGCAACCTTTTTACCATGGCAGACGGGCAAGATAACAGTGCCCGCCAGATTTACCGCATCAGCAATAACACGGCCGCTGCGCTAAAGATTCGCCAGGTGAAGTTCCAAGGCACTATTCGAGCCGATGAGCAAGAAAGCAACCGACAATGGAACGTCGCTTTCGAGTTGGTTGAACACTTGTCCGTTCCTGAGCGTGTTGAACAACGGCAGGAAGATAAGCCAGCAACACAACAGCAGGTGCAAGGGGTAACTACTCCGGTTGAAACGGGGCAAAGTGAAGACGTTCCGCCAGATACCAACGTCGAACTTACAGGCATCATGAAATTTCTCAAATCACTAGACGAAATATTGTCATAGGGAGGCGTGATGGAGCCAAACCATAAGTTTGTGTGCCGAGCCTATCTTGGTAGTCAAAAGGTTAAAGCAAAGAACCATCGCATCCTCTTTGATGTGAATACCCCTGGTCGCTGCTCGATTTCCGTAGAGGGTACCCCGAAGGTTAATACCATTATCGCGGTGGATATCGGGTGGGGTGATAGCATCTCGCGGGTATTTCTTGGTTACATCGAACGGGTTCAAGCATCAGAAAAAGGATGGTCAGAACTGTTTTGTCGCGAGTTGGCAGCATTGTTGTTTAAGCCACTCGATATCACTCTTCGACATCCGACATTGATGCAATTACTCAGCGATGTGACCAACAAAACCGGATTACAGTTTGTGGTACCGGAAGCGGCCTACAGTAAAACTTCTATCCCTTGCTTTTACAGTGATGGTAATGGTTATCGGGTGATGGACGAGCTGTCTCAGGCCTTTGGTATAGAAGACCTGTTTTGGCAGCAGCAGGGCAACGGCCAAATCTATGTGGGCAGTTGGAAGGATTCTTACTGGGCAGATAAGCCGGTGACTATTCCAGATAGCTTAATGACGGGGCACACAACGGCCAAGTCAGTGAAAATACCTGCAAGCCCGAAGTTAAAACCGGGTGCCATCGTCAATGGCTTGCGTTTGGTGGGCGTTGATTTCCAAGGAACAGAGGTGAAACTGACATGGACGTAAATGCAATTAAGCGGATCATCTTTCGATTGTTTCCAGAGCTGACCGGACGCTGGCATTTGCCACGATGGGGTAAGGTGGTTGCGTTACCTGAGCTGCCTGAAGAGGGCGACATTTCTGATCGATTTTACCCGCACTACGCGGTGGATGTTCAACTGCTCGATGAGAAGGGCGTGGAGTTCAAAGACAAATCACCACTTCAGGCGGTACCTCTACCAATACCAGGTGTGGGGGAATATGCAGGGAGACTTGAGCCACCTGCAATCGGAAGCATTGTGGAAATAGGCTTTATGTTCGGCCAACCGGATAAGCCTTTTATTCGTTGTGTGCTGCCATTGGGGTTCAAGTTACCAGCGATTAAGCAAGGCGAAAGCCGATACCAAAAACGGCAAGGCGTGTACCAGTTGGTAGACGAAGTGGGGAACTTCGAAAGCAAGACAGACAAAGACAACGTCACCGAATGTTTAAACCAACGCATCAAAGTGGTGGAAGACAAAATAGAAGAAATCACCAACAACAAAACCACTACTGCTAAGAAGATCATAGAAGTCGCTGACCTCATCACCATGAATGGCGGTAAAGGGGTTGTGCAAGGTGACTGCATTTGTGCGTACACAGGCAAACCTCACTCTGATTTGTCATCGACAGTTAAGGCAGGTAAATAAACATGGCAATGAGTAGAGAATCTCTCAAAGCAAAGTTAGAAAGCGAGCTGCAAGCACAAGGGTTCGTTCTTACTGGTGAATTCGCCATGGCAGGGAAAATGGCTGAAGCAATCGCCAACGCCGTGTATGACGAAATCACACAGAACGCCGAAGTACCTGTAACTAGTGGTAGTTCAGCTGGGACTTATCAAGTCACCTAA